GTACTGGCCAAAGACTTGTATGGAAAGGTCTTTGCAGACAGAGGTTACATCTCTCTATAATCGCAAAAACGAAACGAGCAGAAATTGAAAACGAAATGAGCAAAACTTCTCTTTTTTCGCTTCCTTTTTTCTCTTGCATTTATTGGGATTTGAACAACAATTAAACGCTGATTAAAAGCCATTGAAAAGGTTTCTAATCAGCGTTATTTTAATGGTTTACAGTTTGTTTATATCGATATTTTTTTGTACTTTTGTATAGGTTAAATTAGGTTCGTTCTGTCCATTTTTACACGTTCAGTTCAAACCTCACAACTTCGTTTCCTGCCAGAAGTTCGCGCGTTTTATCTGCGTTGTTTGCGTATATATGAACATTTCCAAGGTTCAACGTAATTGACTTCAAAGGCAGTTCAATTTGTCGTGTTATCAAATATAAATGGTAAATATCAGCTGGTAAACCTAAGTTTGCGTCGCTGCTTCTTTGATAGGCTGACAAAACCAATTCACCGTCTTCAATTTGGAATTGAATAAGGCTTAAACATGGAGCCTGATTGGTTTCTGCACCTGTTGAACCCAAGAACAAGACGTAATTTTTGCTGTTGCGTTTCTCCTTGTTGATTTGCTCAATTAAAGCCGGTAACTTCTCAAAATAGGTCGGATAACTGTTTATGAGCATTTGCCCGCAATAATCCCACCAATTTATCCCAAATTCCCTGTACTTGCTTAAGTCTCTTTCTCCAGACATGAACAGGTTTAATTCATTACGCAACTTCTTGCGTGCTATATTGTGACCCTCAAAAATATTCAGAAGGTCCGAAGGTGATAAATGCAACTGCTCATTGAGCAAATAAATAATATCACCCTTTTTATTGCTCTGTTTCTTCCCACAGCGCAATATTTTGTCTAAGATGTTATAATACTTATTTTCCATTCGTAAATGCGAAATTAGGCCGTATCTGGGCTTTACACAAGCTTTTGTCATGTATCACACTGAAACGCTTTTGCAGTCCTGCCCAAAACGCCTTACAACATCGTAAACGGTTCGCTCGCTTACCTGGTAACGTTCCGCAAGAACAGCCACGACATAACCCACTTTTTCGCCTGTTTTACGGGCTTTATTGTAGTCCTCATATAGTTTTATATACTTGTAGTCATTTGTTTTTATACCGGCTTTTGTAAGCCTTTCCAATGGTTCGCCTAAAAATTTCAATACCTCGTAAACTGTCATTCAGCATAAATTATTATCTTTGCAACTCCTACCTCATAATAACGCACCGAAACACGAGCTGAAGGCATTTTGCCCCCGGTTTTCGTGCTTCGGTGCGTTGCGTTTGTATGAGGTAGGAGTCTGCAAACAAGCCGGGGGCTTTTTTATTTCCCCCGTTCAAGTATAGAGGTAGTTAAATTCTTGTTATCATCATATCATTAAATTTCGCTTGGTAGTTCAGTGTGTTGGTCCTTACTTGGGCATTTGCGCCATATAATGGGGCTGCTTCCCCGAACTCATCAACCAACCAGCTGCATAATTCCATTATCTGCGATTTGTCAGAAGTGAAATAAATGTATTTCGTGCCCTTTGTCAGCTTCAAAACATTCAAGTAGTCTGTCAGTCTCCAGTAGTTCTCATATTGGCCGCATTCGGTCGTTAAATATGGCGGATCCAACAGGAACAGAGCACGGCTGTTGTCCTTATGCAGGTCAAACAGTTCCCTGTAATCCATGTGCACCACTTCCAAACCGTCCAGATAACCCGCACTATCATAACCACCGGGCTTCACACGGTTATACATGGTATGTTTGCGCAGTTCCTCCAGGGTCTTAACCCATTTGCCACTGAAAAGCACGGACCGTCCAATGGTCATTACGTCGACATAGCCTTTTGCTTCGTATGCTTCCACTATGGCCAACACGTCCGAACGCTGCTCTTCGGTCAGCCTGGCATTTGGTTCAACACCGGTTAAACGGTCTTTAATCAGCAATAAAATTTCATTTGTGTGGTCTATACCGGCGAGCCTGTCTGTATAACCGTCATAATCATTATACACGACACGGCAGCCCGGAAGCACCCGTTTTGCCGTATGGCTCAACAGGCCGCTGCCACCGAACAGGTCCACGATTAGGTCAACCTTTCCCTCTACTTTTTCGAGCGTTTCAGAGAAAGCCCGGACAAAATACCGCTTTTGCCCCATGAATGGAAGCGGGGCGCTCTTGTAAATCCTACTCATTCAGCATAATTACCTCGTATTTATTGGTTAATTGAAATAAAATTTGTACTTTTGCATTACTGTTAGAACTCCAGTAAAAGTCCGTTTGTAGTCCGATATACACCGTTTAGATTTTCGTAAAAAATATGTTTGTTAGCTGAGGCGACGTTCAAGTCCCTGGACTTTTTGGGACTTTCGAGAAATGCCGGTTTTGGTTCCCTGGATAAAAAGAGGGAATGGTAACATTTGGGTCCCTTTGCCTGCTTTTTAGCCCTGTGTAGAGAGAATTCTACCGAATAGTGCCAGAAAGTTAGAAAAGAGATTTTGAATAATCCTGTTCAGATGGGCGTACATAGTGTTTCGACCGCGGGGACTTAAAAGTGAGGTATTACACCCCACTTTTTTTTTGCTCTATTCTATCGAAAAAGACCGTTTAAAGTTCCACGCTACAGGGACAGGCTTTCCATTCACGGTCTTTGTGGCCGTCACATACTGGCTGATGCGGTATTTCATCCTCACTATCTCCCCGCCACTGTCTTTGCCGCCTTTAGGGTTCAGCCTGGCAATTTGCAAACCGATAGGGGCGTAACCCGCATGCCGTTTACCCTTTCCGCTTTTTATTCCTTTCAGAACTATTCTTTTACGGCTGCCTTGGATACGGTAATACCCGTCTTCACCGACATAAAACAAAGACTTGCACAAGCCGGGCAATTCCTTACCTATCAAGTTCCCATCCCTTGCCGGATCATCGACTGCTATACATTTGGGCACATACCATTTGCCAGGGGTTCCCTTGCTCAACTTTATACCCTTGAAATAGACATACTGCGTTTTGGCGGTTCTCTTTTTACGTATTCCCCGGTTCTTGCTGTAGGCTTTTGCCCCACCTGTCGCTCTCCACCTGCTGCGCTTTTTCTTACGCAACAGCACCAGGTCGCAATCCTCACCAAGTGCGCCATGGCGTACATATACCCTGGTGCCGGTGATTTTAACATCAAGGTGCATGGCTGTTTCCGTCTGCTGTGTCCACGCTCCCCATACCGCACCGTTATAAGTTCGTACATAATGGCTGTCCGTCCCTTGTATCAACTCCTGCCTTACTTGCTTGCTTCCCTGTTCTGTCACTATCAGGGCATAATCTGTCTGCCCGAAAAGTGCCACACTTCCGGAACAGGACAACACGCAGGAAGTGCGCAAGCCGTCTATCTGCTCCTTTGTAACCCCTTTCATCGAGGAAAAGGTCAGTTTCTTGGCCAAAGTGTCTTTAAGATACTCCAGCACAGTGGCAGGTACCTGCCGGATTCTTTCCGCAAGAATGGCATTTGTCGGGAACTGGTCCAGCGTAATGGCTGAATGGCTGATGAAATTTATAAAGCTGTTGATTGGGTAGCTTTCCGCTCCACGGTTGACGCTGAACTGCGCACGTCTGTATATTCTGGCTTCCGTGTAGGTATGGTCGTCGGCCACGATATTCTTTTTTTCGGTTAAAACCGTCACAAATCTGGTTTGCTGTGAATATGTCGGGCTGTCCAACAGTTCCAACACCTCCCTTTCTTCCCTTTCTATGATGCCGGTCTTTACCTTTTTTGTTATGACTGCGATACCACCGACCCTGCTGTCCGGCTGTATGATATAGTTTTTTCCACCCAGTCCGGCCAAGGCTTCAAGTAACTTTATCTGTTCCTGAATAAATGAAAGGGTCTCCGTGGAAAGTGGGTATTTCCCGTTTTTCAAGTAATTCGCTGTATTCATTTTCTTGAAGTGATTAAATGGTTAAACGCATCAGGGTTCCATGAGGACGAGACATGCGGGCCGACAACAGCCACCGGGTCATCTGTTTCCCTGTATATTGCCCTTTTGGTTATAAGCTTGTATTTGTTCACCATTGCTTCTATTTCTCCCTTACGCGACATATAGCGTGAAGGAATGCACACCACAAAATCATTTTGGGAAGCATTCAGCAACTGCTCGCTATACACCACCGGCACACCTTTGGATTTTTCAGAAACGGACAGCGGAATTTTAACCCCGGATTCCGTCACTGCATACAACCATTTACCCTCCCTTTTGACTGTACCTATTTGAAAGCCGGGACCAAAATAATAATGCAACATGCCACGCAAGTAACAGACCTGCCCGTTGTGCGTCAGGCGGAAATTATGCCCTTTGCGTGCCTCCTTAAATTCCTTATAAACCCGCTCAACACCTACCAGACCGGCACGAAGCAGTCCGAACACAAGCGGACGACGCAAGGATATTGGCAGCATAATAGCCGCCAGCCGTTTAAAATCTATCTTAAACATTATCCAACGGTGTTATAAGGTTTATAATCGACATCCAGGCTGGTAATTTCATAATAGCCGCTTTCGGGCACGCTGTAGCCCACCACTTCCACAGGACCGGTTACGGCATTTTTGGCCTTTACTTTCACACTGGTAATGTCTGCCACTTTCACACATGGCAGATCCTGGAGTGCGGCCATGAGGTCGCTTTTACGGAACACACCGTTAAAAGGCAAACCGGTAATCACGGACTTCACCGTTTCACGCACAGGCTCGGAACCGTCAGGCAGAACACCGGTCCCGTTCGAGGATATGGTCAAAAGTGTGGGGTCGTAATAAATAACCAAGGATATTTGCATACTGTCTGCCGGTTCATTGCGCACCTGAATAGACACACCGGCATCCTTGATTTCTTCCAAATAAGAGCGCAGGCCGGCAAGTTGGCCAGCCGTTAGGGATTGGGGGTTGCCGTCCTCCCCCTGGCGTGCGACCTTGATATAAACGACGGTGTTCTTTTCGGTCGCTACTGCATACCTTACAACGCGCGCCGCTTCTATCTCGCTTGCACTTAATTTTGACGTATCGTAATAATCACAATCCGTTACCAACGAATAGCCCTGCATGTAATTTTTCGCCTTTGCAACATACCAGCGCAAGGTATGCGGTTCAAGGCGTTCTATAAGCAAATCCACTTCATCACGGTGCAGGTCAAACAATGACTCAAGCGACCACACCGCGAAAGCAAAGACATAAAAAAGAATGTTTTCAAGGCTGGCAGCACTGAAACAGTCCTTAAACGCCTTTTTACCGTCAAGCCCGTAGGCCGACATGACCGCCGGCTGTTTCATCCATTCGGTGGTCATGTCTTTTTTGATTTCCTCTATCGTCCTTGCCATAGCCTGACACGATTAAAGGGAACGGGCCAACAGTTCGTCAATCTCTGCTTTGCACTTTGCACGCAAGGCGGCAAACTGCTGTAGTTCGGCGGCATGTTCCGGGGTGTCCGTTCCATTGGCCAACGTGGCAATTTGTGCGTCTATATCGTAATGGAAGCCGATAAGACCGGCAACGAACTTGTCGCGGCGGTTTTCTTCCGTCACGCCCTGCGCCAAAATCATGGTAGAGCCGTCGGGCTGGTCTCCAGTGTATGTGTAGCCCGGTGTACTTTCTCCAGTTTCAGGATTTGTCACTTCGCCCGGCTGCTCATTCAGATAAAGCAGCACATGGCTGTCGTCATACTTTACAAACGTCTTTCTGTCTGTGTAGGTTGCTTTGTTCATTATCTTTTTGCTTTTTAATCGTCCGGATCGACGATTTTATAAAAGCACCGATTCCGTTCGATTGGTTGTTTTATTATTTTAGCCCTGAGCGGTTCTGTTATTTCCACACCCTCCAGCTGGCGGATCAATGCCTGGCTGCCCGTGAAAGTGATATGCTGCACCCAACCTTTTACCGTGTTGCCCTCATCGTCAATAACGGGGCGGCTGGTGCCGTCCTGCATGATTTCGGTTAATGCTTCCTCAATTTCATATTGAAGGGTGAGGCACGGTTCCGAATTGTGCTTTGACGGGGCTACCGTGTAGCCGGTCAGGTGAATTTCACGGTTCAGAATTGCATCAATGTGGTACTTTGTACCGGTCAGGTTGCCGGACTTTGCCGGCACAAGTTCGCTGAATTTTTTCATACCAAGTATTTTTAATAGATGTTTACTGTTGCAATGATACATGAAGCCGACACGCGAAGCGGTCCGAAGCATGATATCAGCTTCGGGAACTCCTTTTTTTCGCAGCTTCGCCACTTCCCTGCACAGCCCTTTTTTATTTCGCTTACGTGCAAGGCTGTGGGTATGGTAAGAGACATAGCCGACAAAATCAATTCCCCGGCTTTCTACCGGGAAAATCTGGTAATTGCTTTTTATCGACAAACTCCGCTCCGTTTGCAGGTAGTCATTTATGAAAATCAACACACCATGCAAAACCGGTTTTTCTCCGGCAAGTACGACAATATCATCGGCATAACGGTAATAATACCGCACCCCGGCCACCTCCTTGATTCGGTGGTCGAGTTCCGACAAATAAAGATTAGCGAAGTATTGGGAAATGTAATTGCCGATTGGTACACCCGGCGCACTGTCGATAATGCCGTCAAGCAACCAAAGAACATCGGGGTCTTTGATTTTACGGCGCAAAACTGATTTAAGGATTTCGTGGCTAATGCTCGGATAGAATTTCTTTACATCAAGTTTCAGACAGTAGCGCGTCCCCTCCGGGTCTGCCGCCAAATCTTCATGCAGCCGCTTATGTAACGAGTGTATGCCACGTCCACGGATACAGGCGTGTGTGTCTGCCGTGAATTGTGGGGTCCATACTGGCTCAAGCACCTGCATTATGGCCCACTGAACCACTCGGTCTTTAAATGGCAGCTTGTAGATTTCACGCCGCTTGGGCTCGTACTTTATAAAAACTTCATAAGGGGATGTCCGGTAAGTATGTGCCCGTAATTCGGTGTAAATTCCTTGCAGGTTGTTTTCCAGGTCTGCAAAGAATTTTTGCACCTCATCACGCTTTCTCTTACCATGTGCCGCATTATGGGCGGCTGCCCGCAAATTGTCTATCGAACAAATGCGGTCGAACAAATAGCCGTAACGCTTCATCGGGTCTGTGGGTCTGTTTGGGTCTGCTCTGCACGCTTCGGGAACTGTCGAAACCTTACGGACCTACCGGCACCCTCTGCATTCTTGTTATCTTTTGCCAAGTGGCACGGTCCAGCCCATATCGCATTTTGTTTTTATATATCGCGCAAAGTATAGGGGCGACGAGTAGTTCGCATTCGCATTCGTAGCCGTATAGTTCGCATTCGAGTAGAACGTGCCTGCATTCGCACCATTGTTAGCGTTACCGCCAGCCGCGCGGACACGAAGGCTCACCACTGCAAGGACTGCAACCGGTCAAGGGTGTTATCCCATTATTGACCCTGCAAAATTAACGCTTTTCTGCAACATTCTGTAACATTTTTCCCTTTTTCATCTAAAATTTTTGCCCGCCTTACGGCGGGGTTTGGATTGCTCCGCACCTCCGCCGAACGGGCCTACTTGGTATTCAAAATTTCAAAGAACTCATGCCGGATTTCCCGGTCGTATTTCGTTTTGGGCTTCGCCCCGTTTTCGTTTTATTCGATTATCGGGTCTTCCGCAAAAAAGCAGAGGAGCGACGAGTAGCTCGCATACGCAGCCGTAGCCGCAGAGTACGCATGCGAGCAGAACGCGCCCGCATCCGCACCATAGTAAGCGCTACCGCCAGCCGCGCGGACACGAAGGCCTGTCTCGGTCTTGCCATTTGTATAGAAATAGTCAGGGAAACAGGTTGTAGGACTACCGCCCACTTCGGTAGGCATTCCACATAATCCCTCATAACTTACGCGCTTTATATACCCTTCCGCCTGAGGACATTCTGCTACTTTCTTAAGTCCTTCAATACTGTTGGGGTTAAATGCCGCGGTCATGCTTTTGGCCACATATACCTCGGTTTTGACACCGGCTTCCTGGTTTATGGTCAAACCGCGTACCCAACGCCACAAATGGCCGTAACCGGCATGAACCAATCCGAAAAATACAGGTACCTGGAAGGTTTTGTAAGGGGTGCCCTGGTCGCCGCCCTCACTGGCAGGCAATGAGTAGGACACCAGTCCTGTACCATCGCCCATTTCAAGCCCTACATTGGTAGGTACAAGAGGGTAACATCCGTTATAATCTGACCACTCTTGCCAGCCCATGGTCGTAACACCTGAACCGAATCCGCCCTGCATCAGCCCGTCGGCATCGCGTTCAGGGTTATATGCAGCCTGAATGTTACGGTCGCCCATAATTACCGTTATAAGGATTTCAACGGCGGCACGGGCTACAAACCAGTTTGCCTCCCAACCCTCGCCACGTTTGCGGGCATAGGTGCCGAAATTTGTTGTGCTTATAACCGTGGCAGGCATACCCAGCATACTTGCCTGAGGTGTGTTCGCCGCCGGTTTTTTGGGGTCGGTACCGGGACGGGCCGAACCGTTTCCACCGCGGTAGCGTTCGTCTTCACTGATTACGGAGCAAAGTTTCTGCTCGGTGCGGTCCATTACGGCGGCATCAAGCCATGAAACACCACCCACAGGAATACGGTAACTTTTCTTCCCGGGTATCGGTTTCAACGTAATGGCCCATTTGTCACGTTCGCCGTCGCTCCAACGCGTGAAGTACCACGGACGGGACCAGCACCACATGCACTGCCCCATAGTCCCATCAAGTGCCGCCGGGCTGCCGTCCTCAAAACGTCGGGAGTCTTTCGGATCGAGTTTGCGCATGGTGCGGTCGTCCGCTACCAGGTAACGCCCAAGGCCCAGGGTCTCGGGCAGTTTCTTTAATGCTTCCAGGGAACCGAACCAGCCGGCGGCTTTTGTCGTGGCGTTGGTGCTGTTCCACCAGCGGCCGGCTATCGGGTTGCCGGCTTCCGACACAGCGCGCTCAAGCTCCATGCGGTGGGTTTCTCCTGTTTCGTCCATGACTTCTATCTGCATGGCGCTGAGCTCTCCGACTGCCGGGTCCAGTTCATTGATTCGCTTCCCGTTTTCAAAGGCTGCCAACAACTTTGTCAGCTTGGCCTCCTGTTCTTCTGTAAATGCCATTTTAATTACTGTTTAATGGGTGTTTAATATTCGTTGCTGTATATTTCATAATCTTCATCGCTTACCGCGCTGATGCTTACAGCCTGGTAATTCGATTCTGTCGCCTGTGTCGCTGAATAACTCTTGATTACGATTTTCGTAATGTCGAATATATCCAGGAAGGCGCTGTAAACTTCCAACGGTTTCTTTTCCTCCAGAAACTCACAGAGACGGCGCATTTCTTCATCCGGGTAGTCGTCGGTGATTACACCGCCGCGCAAGGCCTGTACGCCTACCACGATATTGACTGCCCAGTCTCCGGCGTTTATGTATTCTTTTATCGTGCCGTCACGCCCGACAAGTCCTGTGCTCACGATTCGGCGTTCGCGGCTAACGGCAGCCACCGCGTCCGTAATTTCAAGTTCCGCCCCGTCCTCACGCCGAAAGGTCAGCGTGCAAAGGACATAGCGGCCCTCCCAATATGAGCGGTCGGTTATGGGTGCTCCTATCTCATGGGTGGTAATGTCTGCACTGCGACCCTCCCAGCTTGGGGCTTCACCTGTTCGCCCGGGCTTGAACCGTACAAGCGACTTGGCGGCGAACTGTGCCGCTCCAAGTGCCATAAATGATATACTTACAGGTAGTTTCATTCTGTCGCTAATTGGGTGTCGTTGAGCGCGCCCATAAGTGCCTCGGCCACTTGCTCGCGGATTCGCTCAGTGCTTTCCGTAAGGGTGGACGTATGCAGTTCGATACGCTCAACCAATTTTTCTATATTGATGGTTACGTTACGGATTTTACCGGCTCCGCTGTCCCCGCCGCTTCCGCTGCCCAGACCGGCATTTGCCAAACCGCCACCGGTTGGATCCGTTGTGGGCACTTCAACCGTGGGGGCTGTAGCGGCGGTTCCGTTGCCCGTTTGTTTCTTCCCCTTTTCAGCCGCCTGTTTCTTGGCGGACTCCGCCATTTCTGCATCGTATGCCTTGTTAAAGGCTTGACCTACCTGTTTGCCATAGTCGGCATAACCGGCCTTTAACTTGTTCAATGCTGCCGATATTCCGGAAGCATCCAGGTTGAATGCGGCTTTAATCAGGTCGCCAATAGCCCCAAAGGTTTGTTTGGCAAGTTCACCAATGCCGGAAAAACAGGCTTTGAAAGCTGCCCACGTTCCTTTGAGCACTGCCCTGAATTTGGCTGATGTATTCCAGAAGTAAACGCCTACGGCTATAAGGGCGGATATGGCCGCCGCTATCCAGCCGACTATCGGTATGCTGCTTATGGCTACCGATACGGCCCGGCAGGCTGTGGTCGCCGCTGTAGAAAAAACGCCAAAGGAAGTCGAGGCAATAGTGGAGAAAGTGGCGGAAGCCGTGCCACCGGTCACAAAAGACAACACCAGCGCCCCCAATCCCTTAAGGGCATTGAAAAGGCCAACGGTAGCAAAGCGCAAAACGGCAAGGGTGGCTTGCAGAATATTGGCTTTGAATGTGCCACTTACAACAGCCCCGGCCGCCAAGGCCTGGTTATACATCATAAGACCGGCCACAGCGGAAATGGTACGGATGCGAACGGTTGACCACATGGTAGCCCACTGTAAATTTTTAATGCCTAACATTGTACTCTTTAATAAAGACAACAAAGGCGAAAGTTGGGCTATGGGAACCAATGCCTCAGTAAGGATCCCGCACCATAATGCAAAATCCCCGGTGAGCTGGAACATTGATATTTTTAAATCCTCAAAATTTTGCCGTACTCGGGCCTGCCGTTCTGCGTAACTGTCCATAACTATTGCCGCCTGGTCCGTTGCGCTGTTAGTGCCCGTAACCGCTTCCGTAAAGCCGTCCAGTGCTTCCGTTCCTTGTATCAGGGCGAGAGCTGCGTTGGCGTTCTCTACTCCAAAGAACTTTGATAAAAGGGCGCTGTCGTTAAGCATTGGCTTCAGCATTTCGAGTCTTTCTTTCAATGTCTTGGAAGTGTCACCCAATGCCACCACGTCAATGCCCGCCTTTTGCAGTTCCTCGGCGGCCTGCTTCTCTATGAAACGACCTTTACTGAGTTGTCCCAGCACATTACGAAGGGCAACGCCGCCCTCGCTCGCTTTCTTTCCTGCTTTGTCAAGTACCTGGATTGCGGCGTTGGTTTCCTCAAAACTGACGTTGGCGGCTTTCGCGGCCATACCGCACTGCTGCAAGGCGGCCGATATGGCCGGAAGTTCTGCCGATCCCGCCTGTCCTGCCGCTGCCATGACGTTCATCATACGCGCCATTTCTTCACTTGCCCGGGTCGGGTCCTCCAGACTGACACCGTACTGGTTCATGGCTGTGGTCAGTACCTGGGCGGCTGCCACGCCGTCTCCGCCCATTAGTTTGCTGGTAGTCTGGATGCAGTCTCCCATAGCTCGTAGCACATCGGGATATTTACCCAGTTCGGGGCTCAACTGCGACAATAGAAGTTTGTATCCTTCTACCGCTACACTTGCGTCCGTACCGAACGCCTTGGCACTGTCACGGGCAAAACCCTCAATCTGTTTCAGGGTTTCACCGGTAACACCGGCTACGGCGCTAAGGTCGTGCATCTGGCTGTCAAGTTGAATACCCGCAGAAGATAACGAAGATACACCGTCGGCAAGATTTTGAAATACATCTTTCAAATATGTAAAGGTAGCAAGGGTACTGGCAAGCTTACGGCTTTGGCTTTCGGCTACCCCTGCTTGCCCGGAAAAATTCCCGACGGCTGTATTCATGCCATTCATCTGGGATGTAAAATTTCCGCCTATGTTAAATATATAGTCAAAAACGCTCGCCATATCAATTTAAAATGTTATCTTTGTAACAGTTACCAACTGTAATACTATTATGCTTAGTTTCTTATTAAAAGTCATTTGCTGGGCAGCCCTCATTATTTATTTGGGATGGGCTGTATGGGCTCTTTGGCGGGTAATTGCCAAGCCCGGCAAAAATGGTAATTTGCCTTGGCTCTGAATTTATCCCTCACCAAACAAAGACGCTATCATTTCAGCATGGTTTCTATTACGCCATCGCTCCAGCCATAGGGCTTGATTATAAAGCGCTGCCCATTCTTCTTCCGTCTTTATATCATCACTGTTTACATGAAGGTTTGCCCGGATAAGGGCGCACCCCTTGGCGAACGTGTCCTCCGTATCTACGTCGGCCAAAGCGTGCGCCTCTACAAGTTTTTTAGGGAACCCATGCAGCCGTTTACCAACTTGCCGAGCTGGACCTGCACAGCCATAAAAAGGACTGCATCATCGCGAAGCTCCGCACTGCCTCCCAACCAGCAATTATCAAACAGCACCTTTCCGGCTTCCACTTCATCTGTCTTTGATATTTTTGTTATTGCCTTGATTGTGGCAAAATCCGGGCGTTTGAAATAGCCCACATGGGTATCCTCGCCGTCCACAATATCCACACGGAAGACTTTACGGTACTTGGATTTCATGGCTTCCACCTGCTCGGGAGTGATACCGCCGTCAAAGGTTTTTGCTTCTTTCGTTACTTCTTTCATATCGTTTAAAGGGTATTTAATCGTTTTTTTATTGACTGCCGGTAGCCGTCAGGGATTCGCACCTGACGGCTGCCGGTTGTTGTATTTCTATTATGCCTTTGGACCGCCCCATTCTATGTGTGAGGGTACGATCGGAAGTTCGACCTCCTGCCCCGTGTCGCCCTCTTTCCACTTTCTGGAGTTCCCCGAAAACTGACAGTTACGGATTTTGTCAGTTACTATCAGCCCGCTGTCAGGAATATACTGTACTATGATATCGAAAGGCGGAAGGTCTTGCAGTCGCCCGTTGGGGGCTTGTGCCTGCAATGCCTGTACTTCTTCCTGGTAAAGTATCAGTTTACCGTTAGGGGTAATTCTGCCTTTGGCACGCCCGACCGGGTGGCGGCCTGCACCGTACTTGTTTACCACCTCCTGCTCGTCGCCATATTCTACGCCCACAATGCCCGTAACAGGCACACCGCCGATAAGGGTGACAATATCTGCCCAGGAGCACAACATGCCGTTAACCAAAGGTGTTCCGTTATTTATAACACTTGCCATTACTCTTGTTTTTTAGGTTGCTTAAACGCTTTTTGCAAAGCCGATTTTAATATTGATATGGCGGATTACCGGGCTGGCCACATTCTTGATGACAATATCAAGGGTGCCGGTGCTTGCCACGTCCTGGTCGGGATCAATGTCTGCCTTGTAGCCGCTCAGCTCGCCGGCACGTTCCATCTCCTCGAGGGCAAGATTCGCCACCGTGATAAGGTTCTCGACGCTGTAGCTGGCCAGTTTGCCGCTTTCTGCATCTACATAGACGTTGCCGCCAAGTTCCGGAACTATGTATTTGCGGATTCCGCGAACGGCTTTATCCATGGTACGCACGCTTTCGATGGCCGCGTAGTCGCTGGTGGCTTCGTCCATGGTGTGGCTGTCATTCATGTAGCTGCCGGTCTGTCCGGGCTGCGTCACAAAGAAAAGGTAACGGGCAGTGTCCAGCTGCTCGATGAGTGCTTTGTCCATATCCCTGTAAAGGGTGCCGTCGCCGAATGCCGGCAGGGTTATACCCGTCGGGAACTCACGGACCCAGGCGATGCACTGGTGCACTTTTGCACGGCTCAGAAGCCCCAGCACCGTACCCAGACCGCTGACGCTGATCTTGGCTGCATTGGCTTTGTCCTTGTAGAGGGTGGCACCGGTTCCGCTGCCTGCCTGACAGATAACCACACTTACGCGGTTTTTGCCTGTGCCGGCCGCTTCCTTGGTAATTTGCTTTATATTCGTAACTTTTGGGGCGTAGAGGATAGACAATTCGGCAGCCTCGGCTGCCAGTGCGTCACCTATGCCCTGTAAGGTTACAATGTCGTCGGCACTCATGTTACGGTCTCCACACCACACGGCTATCTGACGGATTCGGCCGCCTGCAAAATTCTGTACCGTCTTAAGCTCGGCAAACGTATAATTGTCGCTGATGGTCGGTTTGGCGAAAAGTCCCACATAAAGGCTTACAGCCGGATTCACGCGGTAAATCTCGCTGAGGTGGTAATGCAACACTTTGACTGCCCAGCTGGTGGAGTCGGCTGTTATTCCGGCCGCCTCGGCTGCGTCTATCGTGGAAAGGGCCTGCACATGCTCGGTCTTGAAGCTCTCCGGAAGTTCGGCCTCCGGAAGGTAAGCGACAAAACCGCTGATATGGTCCTCGCCCGGCAAAGTCTTGGGGACATTGCCGTTGGTTCTGTTGATTGTTAGTTTGGTGCTCATTCTGCCGTTACTTTAATGATTCCTTTGTTCTTCAAATTGACGGCATGGGCTTTGGCGTCTCCCTGTTCCGGGAAGCACTGGCCGTCGTCAGTCACCCACACAACGGGCAGGCTGTGACGCTTGCACGCTTCAAGCCCTACAGCCTTGAGCATTGACGGGGCTTCTGCCTTGGCCGCTTTCTGGTTTTTCGGCTTTGCTCCCTCCTTGGCCTTTTCTTTGGGTTTGACTTCCTGTTCCCTTGATTCGTCTGTTTTATCCTGTACCGCCTCTTCCGGTACTTCCTGGGGATTCTTTACTTCTTCGTTTGCCATACTGCTATCGTTTTTTAAGTTTGAAAAATATCCATAAGGCTGCCGCCAATACGGTTAAAGCAGCACCCCACATAACGCCTTTTTTCATGCGTTCCCAAAGGCTTGCCGGCTTCTCGGCCACTACAACCGCCTCGGACAGCTCCCCGCCGCTATACACCTGTTTCTCGGTCAAATCGGCGGTCTCCTGCTTGCGCAGTTCCTCCACTTCCCGGGCGGTTCCGGTGCGGTCGGTGCGCTGCTTGATGCGTGCCTTTACGGGAAGGGCTCCGGTGGTGGGGTCCGGTTCCCGGTCGGTATCATAGATTTCTATTTCCGTCACCGTCACACTCTCGCCGGTTTCCTCACGCGCCTTTGTCTGTTCCTGCTGCTCCTGCTTCACTTCCTCTCGGGTGGTCTCCGTCTCGGTCTGCTTTTCTTCCCTGGTGGTTTGTTCCACCTGACGGTAAGAGGAGCAACTCGTATTTGACAGGGCAACGGTCAACATGAGGACAGCCCCAAACGCGCTCCAATGCCGCATTAAGCCTTTGTACGTCATTTCTTAATTTGTTTATTTCGTCTTGCAGCGGCGGTACTATCGACTGCATCAGGATGTCCGAAGCCTGGCGCACGTTTTCAAGTTCATGGCTTTTTACTTCTGCTATTTTGTCGTTGAGTTCAGCGCGGATCTTGCCAACCTCGGCCTCATATTTCGCACGCTCGACCCTCCGGCCTAACCACGACCCTATAGGGCCTGATACCGCCGCGACAAGCGCCGATACAATGATAGTTACTATTTCGCCGCTCATTCACGTTTTTACTGTTTAATACCTATGGATTCCAGCCACTCCGATACTTCAAAGCTCGGGCAGGCTTTCGTCCATTCATTTGGTTCCACTTTTCCGTTTCCGTTCCGGTCGGGGCTCAAATCTCGGTGTCCTATGATTTTAACATCGGGGTGGCGCCTGTGGAAGTCCTGTACATATTCCGCCATGGCACTGCGTTGAGCAGGTGTGCGGGTGTCTTGCGGGGTCTTGCCGTCTTTAGCTACACCACCGGCATAGACTATATGTCGACTTACACTGTTGAAGCCTGCCGCTCCGTTGGTGACTTCCCAGCCGTCCACGTAGGCATTCTCATTATTCTTAACAAGGCGTTCCCGGGTCCCGTCCAGTCTGAAAAGGTCTGTATATCCAACCTGACGCCAACCGCGCCCCTGGGGCTTGGGGGAGGTGTGCATTCGCCGTATGTCGGCGGCGCTCACATCCCTGCCCTCCGGGGTGGCTGTGCAGTGGATAACCAGATACTTTAATTTCTGCTTTCCCATAACTTCACATTATTAGGCGTGCGGTGCGCTTACAATCGCGCCGCTTACTTTGGTTTTGGTTAATGGCAGACAGATACCCCACTGGCGGAAGTTCACCAAATTGCGGTGATAGAGAGGGTCTTTCTGCGCCTCACTGTGATAGAATTTCGTTGAGCCATAGGCTTTCATCGTTCTGCCGGCATAGAAGGCAACCGAAGCGCGGGCGTCGCCAACTCCTGCTACTGCACCCCAGGCCTTTTTCTTGCCGGTGCTCATGGTGTAGTATGGCGTGCCGTCATATTCGTAGATGTCAAAACCGTACAGGCGGCAGATTTTGCCGTCGGTCTGGTTAATGTTGTACTGCTCCTTGAACTTCTGCTCGGTCTCCAACAAGTCATTAACGTGGTCGGAACAAAGGACCAGAATTCGGTCTTTACCCGGAATACGCATTTTGTCAAATTCGCGCTTCATGGTCAGAAGTTCGGTAAACGTCATTTTCTTACGGGTTCCGTCACTTGCTCCGGTGGTCTTGATTACAGGGATATCGGTTCCCTTTTCGTCAGGGGCAAGGGCATGGATTGCCTTTTCTGCGATTTTCTCACGCAATGCGTCGCGGTGGCGTTCCTGCACGCTGGCCATTTTATCATAGCTGCAAGCATGCAGCTCATCATCGGTCACCGGGGTTGCGGTCGTATCGAACCTGTCCAATGAAATGGGTTTGTCTGCATCTTCAAGGGCTTCAATATTGAGCGGATAGGTTTTGTTATTGACCAAAACGGTAGGGTCACCGCCTATTTCAACAAAGTGGATAACGTCATTTTCCACGTATTGGTTATAAGAGCGGATACGCTGCATCCAGCCCAACGCCTCGGGCGCGGTACGGAACGCCTTGATCATCTCACCGGTCCACACTTCTGTAAGCACCCCGGCACGTAATGCACCGGAAGGGGCGAACTGTCCGGCCAACATGGCCACGACATTACCGGCTACCGCTCCGGCTCCTACAGGAACTCCGACGACTGCCGCACATGCAGCACCGGCCGTACTGTTAAATGCTACCGCGCAAACCATGGTCAGCACGGCAAATAATGTTTGCTTCAAAAAATTGCTTTTTGCGTTCATTGTTGTTTAATTGTTGGTTGTTAATTGGTATCAGTCTTTCAATACCGGACATTCGATGCCATATTCAGCCTTATACAGCTGGGCATATTTGGTCGGATCGTCTTTTCTTAGGGTCAGCAGCTCATTTTCGGGCACCTCGCTGAGTTTGGTGTACTCCTTGGCCGGTGCTGCGCCACCCGGTGCACTTTCTCGTTTAAGGTTGATTACTTCCGTAGGCTTCTGCTGCGGTGCCATAAGCTTAAGCGTGTCGGTCAGGTTCTGCAACCCGGCTGACTTGCCCAGGGTGATAAAGTGGTCGCGGTTCTCTGCCAGAATACGCCTTTCGGCGATGGCTGCGTCCACGGCTGACGTAACCGCCGCCAGCTGGATGGTTTCTGCCTGGTCGGCTCTCTCTTTGAGCAGACGCAGACTTGCCAGCGCCTGCTCCTCGGTCGCTGTTTCAGGCAGGCCGAGCAGGATTAAAAATTCCTTGTTCATTTGGTTTTGTTTTATTGATTTATTGTTTTGTTCCTCGCCGGGGGCGGGGTCGTTCTTTTCAAGTTTGAGCATGGGGAGGTTCGGGTGTTCTTCTCCGGCTGAAAGGGTCAGCAGTTGGCCGGAAGCGTACAACTGCAAGGCTTCATCATTACTGCCCATATCAACGATACTGACTTCAACCAGACGGCTGCGGGTTACAGTGGCACGGGTCTGGCCGTCCAATACCAGGGCGGGGTCGTCGCTTACTTCCAAAGGTTCAAGACCTGCGGAAGCCATGCGCAAAAATCCGTTTTCCCACTTGCTCTCCACCTGCTTGGCAAAAGGGTCGTTCTGGTCAAATACCGGGGTGCCTATCAGTTTGGCACCGTCGCGGCGCAGGTTCTCGATTCTGCCGATGGGGCCTGCTGTTCCCTGGTAGTTCCTGCGGTGCATCCACAGCAGTATAGGGTTGCGCTTGAACTGCTCCAGGTCTATACCGTCGGTCAGTATGCGCGTGCCGTATGAGTTTACGGCTTCAGTGGATATTATTACTTCTTTCATTCGTCAAAAAAATAAAGCCGGCGGCCCGCGTAACGCCGCAATGGTGATGGAGGGTGGTATGCGCTCGGGGCACCGGCTTGTTAATCAATCTTTATTACCTTACCTGATTGTTGTTGCGGAGGCGGGAGTCGAACCCGCGACCTTTGGGGAATGAGCCCAACGAGCTGCCTCTGCTCTACTCCGCGATGTCGTTCAATGCTGCAAAATTGCAACTACTTTAACCCATGGCAAAAAAGGGTGTGAACTCTTTACACTCTTTTTTATGATACCCTGATTTTAGGCCAATTTTGCAGCATGAAAGCGCGCCCGCAATGGGTGCGCTAATCGTTATAAATCATCTTTAAACATGAATGGCAACTAAAAAGGAACTGGAAAAAATGCGTGAACACGCACGCCTCCTCTTCATGCAAGGGGAACCGCAAAAGGTCATAGCCGAAAAGGTGGGCGTATCTGCACAGACGATTACAAAATGGGTAAATGACGGAGACTGGCAGGCGGCACGCTCTGCGGCTAACATTACACGGCCGGAACTTGTAAACAAAATTTTGAAAAGTATAGATGTATTGGTCGAGGACCTCGTAAACGAGCCAAGCCCGGAAAAGACGGCGGCAGCAGCGGATAAACTGGTGAAGTTTGCCGCTACCATTGAAAGACTGGATAAGAAAACGTCCGTAGTAGATATTATAGAGGTCTTTATGGCTTTCAGCAAATGGCTGCAATATCGTATGAGCTTCGACCCGAATGTAACCCCCGAACTGATACAGACAATAAACAAATATCATGACCTGTTCATTTCCGAACAGCTCCAAAAAGGTTTTTAATCTATGACAACAAAAGCGGAATTACTTAAGGCTCAAGAAAAGTGGAAACAGCACTGTGAAACGGTACAGGCTGCAACGGCCGTTAATATCAACGAAACGGAAGCGCAGCGTCTGGCACGTATCAGGAATTTACGCGCAGACTATGCCGCTTTTGTGGACTACTATTTCCCGCACTGGACCGTAAACCCGGAAACCGGAAAATCAACGCCATGCGCCCCGTTCCATATTGCAGCCGCTAACAAAATTCTAAAAAACAGAAACCTTAAAGCGGCTTTCCAATGGCACCGCGGGGCTGCAAAATCCACCAACATGGACGTATTTGTCCCCATGTGGCTGATGATTCAGGAACGAAGAGAAATTAACGTCATGGTACTGGTTGGCAAATCTGAGGAGAACGCCAAAACCCTGCTCGGGGACATTCAGGCGGAATTACAATATAACCAGCGGTACATACACGACTTTGGCGAACAGTATAACGTAGGATCCTGGGAAGAGGGCGAATTTGTGACACGCTCGGAAGTGGCGTTTTTTGCCCGTGGGCGCGGACAGTCACCGCGTGGTCTGCGCTACCGCTCGCACCGTCCGGACTACGTCATTATTGACGACCTCGACGATGACGAACTGGTGGAAAGTCCGGCACGTGTCAACAAATTGTTTGACTGGTTACGCTCGGCCCTGTTCGGAACGCTTGACGGCGGGCGCGGCCGTTTCATCATGGTGGGCAACCTCATTGCCAAAAATTCGGTACTGGCCAAGTGGTGCGACATCAAGTCGGTACATGTTACCCGCGTGAACATCTACGACAACAAGGGTAATATTTCATGGGCTTCCAAATGGACGCAGGGGGAAGTGCGCGACATTGAAATGGTTGTTGGTTACAGGGCTTTTCAGAAGGAATACATGAACAACCCGATAATAGAGGGTGCCGTGTTCAAAAATGAGTGGATCCGCTGGGGCAAACGCCCGGCATGGAACAAATTCTCGGAAATTATTCTGTACATAGACCCCTCTTTTAAAGGCTCGACAAAAAACGACTTCAAGGCGGCAAAGCTTTGGGGTAAGGCAGGAACGACACTTTACCACCTCCGCGCCTTTGTCCGGCAGGCTTCCGTGGCCGAAATGGTGCGCTGGTGTTATGACCTGTACGAATGGTGCAGGGAACAGGATATTGTCGTGCGTTGGTACATGGAGGCGAACTTCATGCAGGACACCATTTTGGACGAGTTCAGGCGTGAAGGGGAACTCCGCGGCTATCAGTTGCCCATTACAGGGGACAAACGTAAAAAGCCGGATAAATTCCAACGTATTGAAGCAATCAGCCCGCTTTGGGAGCGTGGGTTCGTGGTATATGATGAGACACAACGCGACGACCCGGATATGCTTACGGGCATTGACCAGACACTTTCATTTGAAAAAGGAATGCGCGGCCATGATGATGCCCCCGATGCCGACGAGGGCGCTATCTGGATGCTACAGCGCGACACACGCACTAAATCGTTTAACCCCTCTTTCGGCAGGAGGACAAATGCAAAAAATGTATCATGGTAATTATGGACTATTTACGCGCCTGTGTTTTCGACTGGCGCAAAAAGAAGGCTATCAGACAAGCCAAACGAAATGCCAACCTGTACGGTAAAAAATACCTGGTGCTCGTACATAACGGGCGCCCTGTATGTGTATCTATGCAAGCCATTAAAACGCTGATCAGAAAACACCGTTTTGCCCGTGGCTTCACTGCCGAAACGGCCAGAAAGATAGCCATTTTTGAAGCGAACCCCTCTAAATAATATGCCTATGTTTTTGACTGTTGAAGATTACCGCTCTGTCTGCGATACCTACGAATTTGAGCAGATAACGGAAGACCAGGCTACACGCATGGCCGCCGAAGCTGCCGCACTGGAGGAAATTTCCTCTTATCTGCGTGCACGCTACGACATGGACCGCGTGTTTGCCGCTTCAGGAACCTGCCGCAACCCGATGGTCGTGCAGTGTGCCGTTAATATTTCCCTGTGGCTGATGGTGCACCGACTGCCGCAGAATATGGGCCATGAACGCCGGGAATGCCTGTACAACGACTCCATTAAATGGCTGCGCGATGTACAGGCTTCCAAAGCTTCGCCCGACCTGCCTGTCTATGTCAGTGAGGAAGGGGAAACCGATACGCACAACCCGATACGCACAGGCTGCATGAAACCGAACCGATACGATTATTAAACCCCATTTAAACGCTGTTTAAACAATGTTCAGACTATCCGCAAAAATAGAGATTCAAAGCGACCGCACATGGTCCGTTGAATGCGTTACGGCTGTGGAAATTGTACGGGACACGGACAAACTGACGACCGAAGCAAAAATCACTTTGCCCAAAAAATTAAAGTGGGACGGTTCGGAAAAGATACCGGTCAAGCGTGGCGACAAAGTAACCATATCACTGGGCTACGATGATAACCTGCAAACGGCTTTTTCCGGGTTTGTCCGTGATGTGGGCTTCAAAACCCCGGTAGTCATAACCTGCGAGGATGATATGTTCAACCTTAAACAGATGCCGGCAAAGAAAATGGCTTACCGTTCTGTAACGCTTGAAAAACTGCTCAAGGACCAGGGCATTTCTTACAGGCTCAATGTCATGGGGGAACAGTCGCTCGGGGCTTACCGTGTAACGGCTGACACTGTGGCCGCCCTGCTCGGCAAACTTTCCCAGCAGGGCATACGCTCGTTTTTCCGCTATGAGGAAGGGGAACCGGTTCTGTACTGCGGTGTATTGTTTGAACGCGACAACAAGCCCTCACAGGTTTTCAAAACCGGGTTTAACATCATTTCCGACCAAAATCTGAAACAGCAGAAAGCTGAAAATATGCGCTTGCGCGTTAAAGCTGTCAGCCTCATGCCGGACAACAAGAAAATAAAGGTCGAAGCAGGGGACGCGGACGGAGAACAACGCACGCTGCACACATACAACAAGACGGAAAGCGAACTGAAAGCATGGGCACAGCAGGAAATAAAACGCCTCAAAAGGGACGGGCTTTCCGGCTCGTTTACCACGTTCGGGCATACGCTGGTCGACTGTCTGGATGCTGTCGGCATTATCATTGACGGCACAAAGATGGGCGTGTACCAGGTGAAAAAGAATGTAATTAAATATGGCGATACCGGCTACAGGCAGGAAATTACCCTCGGGCTGCGTATCGGCTAAATTCTAACGTAATGGACAATATCAAAGACGCGATAAGGAAATTGGCACAGCAGGACGGTGAAACCGTTGCCCTGGTCTGCACTGTGGACGCTGTGGATAAAAAAGCCCGTACCATTGACTGCACCCCGGTTAATGAAGGTGCGCCACTGCTTGGCGTGAACCTACAGGCGAACCAGGGCTCTGATTTCGGACTGGTCATTTATCCGGAAAAAGGGGCGTTTGTCGTGGTCGGTTTTATGGCTGACGGTGCCGCCGGGCTGATGCTGGCCACCGACAAAATAGAGTCGGCCGAAATGGTGATTGGGGAAACGGCCGCCGCTATCGACGCGGAAGGGGTAAGGGTAAAAACGGCCAAAATGTCCGCAGACATAAACAAAGAAGATATTATTTTCAATGGGGGCGAATTGGACGGACTGGTCATTATCCAGAAACTCACCGACAAACTGAATGAGTTGAAAGATACGGTTAACAGCCTTATAAATGTCTATAACAACCATACGCACATTACAACTGCTACGGTTGGAACCGGGCCGGCTGGCACCATAAGCCCGACAACAAGCAAAGCCCAAACGGCCAAGTCGTTTAAAAAGTCAGATTACGAAAATACAAAGATTAAGCAATGAATATTACAGGACTTCAAATCAACACGGAAACGGCGGACCTGCTCGTTCATCACCGCGCTGCCGTCGTCGCAGAGGCTTCCGGCTTCATTGCCGAAACGGTCCTCCGCGCCATGCCGGGGGATTTCAAGGAAATGCCACTGCTGGGGGCAGACGCTCCCGGAATGCTTGCAGCAAACCGCGACAATTTTTGGCCGGGAAATACGAAAAAGATGCTACGCGCCGTCGGTCTCGATGTCGCAAACATAACAGTTGCCGATAACGGCGTAATTACAATTTCATAGCCATGGAAATAAAAGTAAAAGACCGCCAGTCGCTCATAGATATTGCCATTATCGCCCTTGGCTCTGCCGAGGGGGTGTTCTCCCTGGTAAAGCGTAACGGCTTATCACTGACCGACACCCTGACGGACGGCCAGGTGCTGGAGTATGAAGCCGATGACATAGTGGCCCCCACCATTCGCGAAACCTACAGGGTGCGCAAACTTGCACCGGCAACCGATATCGGCCGTTTGGAATTTAACTACCTCATGTCCGCCACGTCTCCGGGCAAAGTTACCGGTTCTGTCGTCGTCAGACATCACCGTTCCGGACAAATGCTCATTGACCCGCTGGAGGATGCTCTGGCAGATATTATGGCAGGACGGCCACCGAAAGAAAACGCGCAGATTCACCTCACGCGTATTTTCCAAAATCCGTTTGATGATACTTTCGCATAATTTAAATTTTTATCTGAATGAAAAATATTACGCCTATCCAAGTGCCGCAGCTTAATACGGCCGAACTCGCGGCCCGTGCCGTTGCCATTCGCGACGCAGTGGCGGCCAAGACGGTGACAGCACAGCAGGTGGGGTCACTATTCTTTGAATTGGTGGAACACTGCGGTAATGTGCGCGATGCGCTCGCTTTGTTCATTGAAACGAATATCCCGGAAATTCAGCAGGATATCGACACCCGTTTGGCCGGGGTGGATGATGCCGTGGCAAAAGCCGCCGCGGAACTCCAGAAGTCGGAAGCTGCCCGCGCCCTGGTGGAGTCGCTGGTGGCTTCGCTGTCCTCGCAGAACCTGACCGCACCGATTCGTATTGATATTAAACAGTGTCCGGGCTCTGTCACGGTTACAAACACCATGCTGCCGAAAATCAAGGCGGAAATGTTCCCGCGCTTTGGGCTGGGTTCGATTTTCTTTTATGCCGACAATTCGGCGGCAAGAGTGACACCGGACGGGGAAATTGTTCCCATGGAAGAAGGAACAGCACGCATTTACGCGGTGGCTACCGGAAACACCGGCATTTACCGCACTTTGACCATTGAAGTGGTTCCGCCACGTCTCAGGCTTTGTGCCGCTGACGGTCTCCGCCTCGATGCTAACGGATATTTAAGATTTACATAATGGAACAGATCAGACATATTAACTACAAAAGCGACTTTATCCTGCGCGAACGTTTCCGCAATGGTGACGGCAGCTTTGTTGCTTTGCCTGACGTGGATTTCAAAATTGAATACCGCACCAAGCACGGGAACACTTTTACTGCTTCGCGAACAAAAGGAATATATAAGAACTGCACCCCGGACGGGGACGCACTGCTGGTTATTTTTAAAAACCACGGACTTTGTGAAGGTGATTTGACAAGGGAACTGCATCTCCAGCTCATTAACGACCTTATGCCGGACGGTTTACAAAATGTCTATTATCCGGAAAAAATCAGTGTGAACCTTTGGCACCTTGCCACCGATACAGACGGCGTGATAGAATGTGACGCGCTCGCAGCTTACACACGTGGTCTGCCGTTCACGTTTGAGGACTTCACCCCCGAACAGTTACTCAGTATCAAAGGGGACAAAGGGGATCCGTTTACATACGCAGATTTTACAGCGGCTCAAATTGAACTGCTTCAACGTCCGGCAAACGAAGCGGCAAGCCGTGCCAATACAGCCACCGACGCAGCCAATAAAGCCACAGAAAACGTATTAAAAAGTACACAGGAACTGGAAACAGTATCAAGCAAGGCAGTGGCTGACTGCACCACGGCTACCGGTAAAGCAAACACAGCCACCGAAGCGGCTAAAGTAGCCACACAGAACGCCCAAAACGCTGCCGTCAGTGCACAAACGGAGCAGGCTTTGACGGAACAAACACGCCAGAAAGTGGAAGAAGTGGCAAAGCGTGCGGAAATGGTGGCGCGTCCCATTCCCTCCGGCTTACGTGTAAAAGAACCTGAACCCGTAACTATCGGCAACCCTGTGCCACGTTATATCGAGGCTAAGGTACTGCCATATTCTGCCCTGCAAAACATCATTTACCAAACGGACGGAACGGCTGCCTACATTGAACCGGACGGGCGCATTGTTCCAAGGGAACCGGGAACCGCAAGGGTGCATGTGATACCCACAGGCGGCACGAAGTATTACAAGACCGTCTCCCTTACCGTTGTTGCACCGCGTTTAAGGCTGTCGGCACCTGACAGGCTCCGCCTCGATGCGAAAGGAAATTTACGCTTAACTTAAAATAGAAATAATGGCTAATTTAATATCAAATATACGTGACTGGTTCGACCGCCCCACACGGTCGGAAATAATGACCCTGGCTCGGAAAGCTTCAAGCAAAAAAGGTTTGAAGCTGACGGCACAACTGCTCCAGCAATCCGACTCGCTTACAAAAAAAGATATAGCGGACTGGCGCAATGCTCACCAGATGGCTATCGACTACGAAAACCCGAACCGTAGCCGGCTTTATGACATTTACGGCGATGCCGTGCTGGACGCTCACCTGTCCGGCTGTATCGGCCAGCGCAAAGGAAAAACGCTGCAAAAGGACTTCCGTCTGGTAGGTCAGGACGGCAAGGAAAACGCAGAAGCCACCGAACTGCTGCAACAGGAATGGTTTTCCGATTTTATGGATCTTGCCCTGGACTCACGCTTCTGGGGTCCCACGCTTATACAGCTGGGTGATATTGTGAATGATGAAAACGGCATTATGCGTTATGACGGGGTGGAACTCGTGCCCCGTAAACACGTTGTTCCAGAATACGGGGTTGTGGTAAAATCACCGGGCGACGACTGGCGCGGCGGTATTTCGTATGTGGAGGGGGACTTTGCAAACTGGGTTATTCCGGTTGGTAAGGGCCGCGACCTCGGTCTGCTCCTGAAATGCTGCCCGTCCTGCATCAGCAAAAAAAATATGCTGGCGTTCTGGGATATGTTCGGCGAAATTTTCGGTTTGCCTATGCGTGTGGCTCACACTTCAAGTCCCGACGAAGAAGAACGCAGAAGGGTGGAAAATGCGCTCGAAACCATGGGTACGGCTTTCTGGGGACTGTTCCCGGAAGGCACCGACATTGAAATTAAAGAAACAAGCAGGGGCGATGCTTACAACGTATATGACAAACGGGTAGATCGCTGCAACTCGGAACTATCAAAGGCCATTTTGATGCAAACCATGACCATTGATTCGGGTTCGTCCCTGTCTCAGTCGGAGGTGCATCTTGAAATTTTTGAGCGTGTCACCGAAAGCGACGCGGCCATGGTGGCCAACGTGGTTAACGGGCGACTGTTGCCGCTCATGGTGCGCCACGGCTTCCCGGTCCAGGGGTTGCGTTTCCAATGGAACAACGCGGCCAGTTACACACCTGCTGAACAGCGCGAAATTGAACGCCTGCTCCTGGAGTATTACGAAATTCCACCGGAATATTTCACGGATAAATACGGTGTGCAGATTTCCGGGGCACGCGAAGCGAAAACACAGCCGGACCGTTTTTTCGACTAAGCCCCGCCCCTGATGCCGGGCTGCGGGGCTCTTATCTTGCGTTTAACCGCGCTTTGGGCGACTTGTATAGCGGAGACCTCCTGCAACTTGCGGAAGGCGACAAACGCCCAGAATTTGACGATACGGCATTTTTTGACGCTGCCGACATGGTTTATCATGCCGGTGGATTCGATAATGCCCAAATGAATACCCCCGAAGCTCGCCGGCTTATCGGTGAAACATTAAAACAGTTGGTAACGGGTATCAGTTCAGGGCTTCCGCATGAAGTTCCGGAAACGGTCAGATATGCGCTCGAAAACAACGCCTTTATTTTCTCCGGCTTCAAGGCGTTTCACTCTCTCCGCGAAGTGGGGCTCTCCCTGCTCGATGAGAAAGGAAACATAAAGTCCTTTGAAGCGTTCCACCAGGATGCGGTAAAGGTTAACAACAGGTATAATCATAACTACCTGTACGCGGAATATAACCACGCGGTCGGCGCTTCCCTCATGGCTGCACGCTGGCACCGGTTTGAAGCTGACGGCGACAAATACGACCTACAGTACAGAACGGCCGAAGATGACCGCGTGCGTGAGGATCACGCCATTCTGAACGGTACGACCCTGCCGCCGTCCGACCCGTTTTGGGGCAAATACCTGCCGCCGAATGGGTGGAACTGTCGCTGTACCGCCGTACAGGTCAGAAAAGGGAAATACCCGCTTTCTGACCCTGAATTATCCATGAAACGGGGTGATAATTGCACCGAAACGGCAAAACAGCAGATTTTCCGGTTCAATCCGGGTAAGGAACTGGCGCTGTTCCCACCGAAGCACCCATATTACAAAGGACCTAAAGCGGAAGCACTCAAACAAGCGATTGACGGCTATACACCTGCGGAATGGACCCCTAAAACAATAGCGGAAGCAGAGAAGTTTTTCCGTGATAAATTGGGCGTTAACTGCTCACTGAAAGGCTTCACGTCAAAACAAATGGCGCAAATTGAGGCTATATTCCGAAGTGCAGAAAAGCATTTCCAGTGTTACCCTGAATTAAAAGAAACAACACAGTATGTCGGCACCATTCAGGGGCGTGTTGAGTTGCTTGTAGAAAGGAAGTTCAAAGAACTAAAAGAAGACCCCAGATATGAAAGCCTTGGGGATGACTATCTCATGGAATACGCCAAAAAATTTATTAAAAGTTATAAAGTCGGTCCCTCTAAAAATGTATATGCCTATTCACATGGGGCTTTTAGTGAATGGGGGCTTGCCGGCATTGCTTTTAATACCATGTGGAAAGGTGAAAAAATAGACGACTCTTTGGCTTCTGATGTAAAAAGCAAATGGCACCCACCTGGAACAGGCACTTTAAAGGCTGTTTTCGACCATGAACTCGGGCACGAAATAGACCGATTGCTTGGCCTGCGAACTCATGCTGATTTTCTGAAAATGTATAATGAAGAAAGAGCAAAAGGCAAAGAGCATATTGTGGAAAACCTGTCCACATACGGGCATAAAAATGTAGCTGAATTTATAGCAGAGGCGTGGTCTGAATATCTCAATAACGAAAAACCGCGACCTATTGCGGTTGCGGTTGGTACTTTAATAAGGAAATTATATGCAAAAAAGCATCAAGCCTCTGGGGCTTCGTCTGAATCAACATAAACACGCATTGTATCACGTGGTCTTGCTGGTTCAAAGACATAATCACCTTTTTGCCCCTCAAATATATGGTTGTGGCTCTCTGCACCGTCTTGCACAATCTCAATCGGGATAATGTCAAACGCTGCACAGGTCAAACCTTTTATGAAGTGCTTGCAGTGCTCGCACATATAAGGGCATTCCTCTATTTTATCTATAATTTTTGCCATGTCGCAAAATTACAATTTTTATTTTGAAAATCAATCATTAAAAACAAAGTAAATGCTCAGTGCCAACGAATTAAAAAACGACATTCTTAACGACATGCGCGTGGAGCTCTCCGATGAGTTTGACCGCAACTTTGAGCGGAAGGCTTTTTTTACAGAGAAATGGAAGCCACGAGCACACGATTACCCCAGAGGTTCGCTACTGATTGTGACCGGTGCCATGCGCCGCTCCACTCAGGGACGTGTAGAGGGTAACGGTGTCCGCTTTTCATCTGCACTCGCATACGCGGAAATTCACAACGAAGGCGGAACAGGCAGGAAGCCGGTAAAATCCCACACCCGCAGAAGCAGGAAGGGGAAAACCTACACAGTCCGCGCCCATACGCGAAAATTCACCATGCCCAAACGTCAGTTTATCGGGGACGGGCCGGAAACCCAGCGCCTAATCCGAAACGTGATTGAGGACAACCTGAAAAAATATAATTTGTCACTAACCAATTTTTTAAAGAAATGAGAAAAGCCATTTTTTTAGCCATTGCAAACGCATTATGCCCGGCTGACCCTAACAAACCAAAAGCCGACATTTCAAAAAATACAGTTCGCTATGTGGACCTGTGGAACGACCAGGTAAACCTCCTCAATGGCGGCTCTGCCTTTGATATGCCGGCCGTTTTCGTAGAATTTGAGCAAATCGACTGGCACCAGCAAAATGCAGGCGCACGCCGCGGGGATATTGCTGTTCGCCTCCATATTGTCACCCGTTCCATTCCTACACACGGAAGTCATGACCCGCGAATGGCCGAAGCTTTGTCGGTGTTCGACCTCATAAACAGCATTAACGCAAAAATGCAGGGACTGCGTGGGGAAGGCTTCGCAGGCTTCCAGCTCACAACATCAGCAACAAACCACAACCATGCCGAACTCGTGGAAAATGTGGAACGGTTGGTAACGTCTGCACAAGACTGCACCGCCATGAGGCCATTTAAGCCCGTTTCTGTCGCTTCTGTGGCCATTTCATCACCAAAGTAATACAATATACCCCCGGCAGTTTTTACGCTGTCAGGGGTATTGTTTTCAATTACTCCGAAAAGAGGGGTAATTCAAATTGCCGGGCTTTCTCTGCTTCTTCTTCCAAAATGCCTAAATAATTCAGGTAGGTGCGGTAACAGATCCGAAATTCGGGCTCTATCCAATGCCGCCAAACTGCCCTGTAACATCTTGCCTGGTTCCCGGCTTCATAATGTAAGGCTGTGATTTCCTTAATTTTCTGCGCACGCGCCACAGTGCTTTTAAACCTTTTTTTCATTGCCATTTGCCCGAATTTTACTACCTTTGCACCGTCCTTTTACATCGGGCGGTGTCTGGTCGTGGGCTTTCGGGCAAATGAACTTACACCTCCCTTTTTTATACCTCAGCCTCTCTCTCCGGTTTGGCAGGTTCCGGCTCCGTTTCTATCAAATCAACGTCAGTTATACCAAGCGGAATGTTTCGCCAGCCGTTGGCGGTTGTTTCATCACGATATTGCGCTCTGATATAACGGCGTGTTTCAGTGGGCATGTAACTTTCCTGAATGATTTTAACGCCCTCAATGAACTGCTCATCCTTACTTTCTTCTGCCATTTTTGCCAACTGGAGCACACGGCTTGCATTGAGGTTGCCTTGTTTGTCCTTGCTCAACAGCCTAAGCACGGTATTTACAAGGGTTTTGGTCTTTTCATCTGTCGCAAGGCTTTCAATGTACTTGCGTACCATTGCGATGCCTGTCTCTGCCATATCAGACCAGCCGTCCACCGTATTGACTCCCAAAGTAAGACGCAAGGTGCTTTCACTATTGGTAAATGTGTGGCTGAACTGCCCGTCCTCCTTGAACCCTACGACCTCCTCTTTCATCTGTAACACGGTCTGGAAATTACCGAAAACCGCATCTTTTACAGTTCGTATGTCCTGGCTTAATCTGCGAAGTTCCGGGACTGCCTGGGCCAGTTCGTCATCGACCATTTGCTGGTAGGTGGCACGCTGTAGTTTGCGAAGCTCTGCGGCTTCTTTTTTCTTTTTCTCTGCGCGGAACGCTTCAAATTCTCTGCGTTCTTCCGCTGTCATTTCTACTTTTTCCATTTTATCTGTTTTTAATCAGTTATTAAATACCGTTTAATCGTCCTCCGGTTCATAGTCGGGAACAAATTCCGCCATATCGGCCTGTGAACCCGCCCAGTCTGACAATTCACGCATAAACTCGATATATTCTTCGTTTCCCATTGAGCAGGTCATTTCTTTAATAACCTGCTTTGCTTCATTCATTATTACCATATCAGCACCAATAAATTAAGAACAGGAGCAGCACCTGTAACAGTTGACCGACCAATCCACCTAAAAGGGTGGCGGCTATGTCCAGCCAGTCCCATTTATTGCCATAGGCATAATCTTTATACTCCAGCCCCATGGCAACGCCAAGGGCAAACAGAAATGTGCCTACAAAGCCGCACAAAATGGCATACTTGAAATGTTTCTGCCTGTTGCTTTCTGTAATCCAGCTCATCGTCGTTATTTTTATGGTTTAACTTATCAGGCTTCGCCCTTTGAACCACCCATTATCGACTGCATCAGCATGGCATTGGTCAGACTGTCAACCGACTGCGAATCCTTTACCTTGTTATTGAAGGTCGCTATCAGGTTATAAAGTCGCTCCCGCGGTATCTTGTTGAAGTCATCGTAACCGGTAGCCCGGCAGGCTATGCCCTTTATTTTACTTATGTTCTGGCTTTGACGGGTGGCACGCAGCCAACCGCCTATCGCCGCTATCACTCGTTTGCGCAACTGGTCAAGCGTGGCTCTACCTTGTTTCTTATTGACCATTTCGCTTAATTTCGCGCAAATGTCTATTAGTTGGTGTTGGTCCAGGTCGCGGCTGCTTTCCACGCCCCAACTCGACAAAAGGTCCTTTTTCTGGTCCTCTGTCATGTGAAGCACACCGCAAAGGGTGTGGAACTTCTTAAGCAATCCACGGTGGATCTGGTCCATTGTTTTATTTTCTCCCATAGTCTTTATTTCTTGATTTGATTTAACCAATATGCGTCTGCACCCTCCTGCCAAATTATGAAGTCTGCGCCGCCCTCGCCTTTGTCTGAATCCTCGTAACGGGTAGTAAAAAAAGCCTTGAAACCCTCTACATGGATTTTTATATCTGCATCATACCGAATGTGTACCCCCATTGTTCCGGCAGGTTCACCGTTACCGGTCTTTTCCTGACCTATGAAGATGAACAGTTTATCCGGAAAGTCATTTTTTAATTTCTTGTACTGGTCTTTATAGAATTTATCCAGATACTGGATGCTGTCTATTACGATTATGTCGGGGCTTTTCCGCTTTGCCAAGCGTGTACGCAGTTCTGGTAATTCCTCTTTGTTAAGTAGTACAATGTTATTACCGGCTTCGGCCATACCTACACGCTCCCAGGCTTTTTGAAGGGACAGGCTCAAACCCTGTTCGAGCGAATCATAAGCAACACGCTTGAACTTAGAAAGGTATTTGCAGAGCATCAGGGTGAAAGTGGTTTTACCGCTGCCACTTCCGCCCCAGATAAACCAGGAACCGCGCAGCTCGGGGCGGCCGAAACTGGCCAAATATGGCCCGTCAAAATCGGCTACCTCAAACTGTGCCGCTAATACGTTCATGTTACTTATTGCTCTGCTCATATCATTTAAAATTCTATTGGCTTTTTATCCTTTACCACTATTCCACGAAAACCGGCACTACGCACAACCTTGGCAAATGCCATCCGCTTTCGCTGTAGTTCTTTCAAATCGGTGCCGCTAACTGTTACTTCTATTATCCGCATGCCGTGGAATTTACGCTGTTTCACGGTGAAATCCACCGGCAGATCCTTTTCAAGCCACAAGGCCATAAAATCGGGTACCTTGGTGGCTTCCAGCCCGAGGCTTATCTTGTAACTCATTTTGCCCATCCTTTCAAAAACCAAATTTTCATACTGTGGAAGCAATCATCCAGACACCCCCAAAACTCTTTAAAGCCGTCTATGTCTATGAACGCGCGGACAATTCCGAAAGGCAGGTAAAGCAGGTAAACAGCCACCCAGACAACGACCGCCAGAACCAAGGCCACGACCAAACAAAGTTTCTTTAGTAATACTTTCGTTTTCATTTCTCACCTCCTTTCAAAGTCGCCCATACACTACGTTTAACGCGGCGTAGGTCGCCCTCACTTTCGTTTATAATCCTGTTAATACCTTTGCTGTCGTTCAGTCCGTTGGCGACGCATACGGCGGCTATATCCTCGCTGTTTAGCAAAGGCAGTTTTACGAACTTCCTACCGATACGGCTGTATATCTCCGCATAGCCTTTACGGTTCAAGCGCACACCGCGTTCAATACGCTTTTGCAGGTAACTGGTAGCAGTCAGGATAATGCCGCAATGTCCCTCCAGCTGATTATACAGACTGATAAAGAAATAAAGCACCTGGTCAGTCAGTTTGTCGGCTTCATCCAGTACAATAAGGGGCGCGTCCTTGCGTTTGAGCGTGTCCACTATATCGTCCATCATTTCGCCCACCGTGGTACCGCTGACACCCACGCCCATACACTTGAGCAGTTTGTGCATGAAGGTGCGACGGTTCCAATATTCCGAACAGGTCAGGTGGTAGGCGTTGGCGTGTCCGGCGGCATAGTTCTTTATGGCTTCCGTTTTGCCGCTGCCTGCCTCACCGGTAACGGCAAGCACCAGGGCATCAGCCTGGGCATTGGTCAGGGTGAAGGTCATACGGTCGTAGGCTTGCGTGCTGACCACCTGCCAACCCTCTACCTTTCCACCGGTCTGGGCGGCTACTGTGCGCCACATTTCGTCGCTGATTGTTTCCCATGAGCCGGCAAGTATTTTGCTGATAGTGGCAGAGCTTACTCCGTTCATGCTGTTGGCTGCTTTGTTCTGGCTTCCTTTCTGGTCGCAATATGCGCGCAGCTGGTCGCAAATCTGTTGTTTTTGGTCCTTTTGCATCATATTTAAATAGTATTTAAGTATCTGTTAAATCAATGTTTTAGAATATCGAGTAATCGTTGGCGCTGTATTCGGCCACGTCTGTCCGGTTGGCTCCTTGGCTTATCGGCATTTCCACTGTTTCCACCTCTATGGCTTCAATTTCAGCGGCTGCCAGACGTTTGAGGCTTCGGTTGTTCTTGTGCTGTCCCCGGCTATCAGTCAGCAGGAGGCGGTCTTCAACACTTCCGCGCAGGGCTGGGGTTCCGTGGATAAGCTGCTCCGTGCGTTCCAGGTCTATGGCCATTTGCTGGGCTTTAGCTGTTTCCAGTTGCTTGTTATACTCTCGGATCCTTGCCAGCTGTTCCGCATCACCCGGCTGGCGGTCTGCCAGTGCCATAGGCTGCACGTATTTCTCCTCAAGCATGTAACGGCGGCTGCCGTCGGCATTCACTGCAAGCACTTGGCTGAGGTCGTCAGGGTCATACTTCACCGTCCAGCGTTCAGAAGCGTGGTCGCGGAATGTCAGGTCGAAACAATCGTAATCCCTTTTAACCCCCAAAATGGTGGGGCGCAACCCGCAACCTTCCAGCACATTTTTAAAGCCCGTTTCTGCTCCGTAGTTCAGCAGGTAGGTTTCACGGCTCAACGGCAGGCGGTGTTCGTCTTTCAGTTTGGCAGCACCTTGAACGTAGGCCTCATATTTCAACTTTCTTTCAAGCCGCATCATTTCATCAATCTGCGCCCTTACGCCGGCTTCATCGGGGAAACTGTGGCGTTTCCTGTTCAATGCGTCGCTGTTTGGCTGTCGCTTTGGGTTTGAAGTGATACCGAAACCCGACCAGTTGTTGCAAAGCAGGCAGTAAGTCGTATTAAGGTGGTTGAAGTAAGGCTCTACGGGTTTTGCCTTTGCGTTGTGAGCCTGTGCCGGTGTAACCTTGCCGCCCATGACGGCGTAAAGGTCGTGCATGGTCTTGATTGCGTAACGGTCGCTTTGAATCTGGTAAGCTCTGAGCATTTCGCCCATGAGCTCCCGGCTGTGGATTGCGGCGTTGCGTAATGCTGCCTTTATCAGTTCCGGGCATTCGTGCGAACCTACAGCATAGCCTATAGGGTAATCGTTGAACACGTCCAGAACCACAACCATAGTCAGGCGGTTGGTGTAGGTGGTTACGCTGTGCCCCTTTTTATCGGTCTTTGTTGACTGGTAAAGAAGTTCAACCGTCCAACCGTCAAGCGACCACATCAGGAACGGTGTACTCGGTCGTCTGCGCTTCACTTGCATAGTTACATGATTGCGGAAGTTCGACACTCCCAAGCGTCCGGCTGTTACCACTGCGCCCAGTTTTTCACGCCATACGCCAACAGTTGCGGCGGTGATTGGTTCCCATTCCTGTTGTTCTGCCATGGCATTGTAAAGCCCTGCAATCTTAGTATCAGGCAAATTATTGGGGTGGCATACCAAAGCCGACATATAACTGCGCTGGAACTCATCTACTACCTTGCCGGCGTTGCCGTTCAGGAACTTGCCGGAAATAAAGCAGTCATAACCTTGCTCCAGGTATTCGCTGAACTTCATTTGTAAGCGTCTGGCACTGCGTGGCAATGAGTTCGGGAAGCGGTCGGCAAGATATTCAAGCGAATTGGCAGCCTTGCGCCAGAACTCACCCAGAGGCGGGCGTTTCTTTCCGGCTCTGTTGCGCTTGCTCTGGCAGTCCTCGATACAACGGCGGAAAGCATTCATTACAGCGCAATTATTGGCATACTCCAGAACCTTATCATCGGGCAATTTTCGGCCGTCTGCCAGCGTATAGCCTTGGTAATAGTCCAATGCTTTGCCGTCCGGCTGTATGGTGTCTAAAAACTCCTTACTGTCTGCCTGTTCCTGCAAATCTGGATTGCGCTTGTATATCTCCGTGCGCCATTTCAGTGGGAAGCTGTCAACTTCGTAAAGGGCTATACGGCCATTTCCACCTTTTTGCACTTGATTGACTTGTTTTTTTCGTACAAGCGCATTCAAATTACTGGTCGTTATAATACGCCCTGTAAGTTCCGCGTGGCTGATACATATTTTTCCGTTTACTACTTCCATACTTACCCTCCATTACATAGCCTCCGCCTCTATTTGTATTTTAGAGAGTGTCGGAAAATCCACATTATCCCAATGGTTGAGCCGTTCACCTTTGCGGTTGAACAGGTCTACATTACCATTACCTTTGTCAACAATCAGCTGCACGCCGTTGTCGAAATTCTGAACCATAACGCTGCGTCCGTCCTTGGTGGTATTGTGCAGGGTTTCGCATTCCGGGCAGTGGTGCATCGGCTTACCCTGATAGTCACGAACGGCAACATAACGAATCTTACGCGCTCTATCCGAATTTTTACGGTAGGTCAGTGCCATATACACAAAGGTTTCAGTACACTTGAACAGCTTCGACAACTTAGTTTTTGCTGCATTGGTTACATCTACGTAACGTTTTGAGGTTGTTTCCATATCCTTTTACTTTTAATTGATTTGTAATTCTATCACTTAATAGCCTGTGTATTACTTGCCCATCCGACGCTTTTTTTGTATTTTTGGGGGCTGTTATATCAGTAACACGTTGCAAAGATAGGAGAAAATTTTCTCATACGAAATATTTGTCGAGATTATTTTCTCATTAACGTAATATTTTCTCATGTATGCTGGATAGATTGAAACAATACATAGAGTCTAAAGGACTCACGATAGCCGCAGTAGAGCGCAAATTAGGCATGTCAAATGGGGCATTGGCAAAACCCATTAAAAACGGCACATCCATAGGTAGCGATAAATTAGAAAATATTCTCACCATTTGTCCTGATATGTCACTTACTTGGTTATTTACAGGACGTGGGGATATGCTTAATACTGATAACAATACCCCTGTAAATGATTCTAACACCGCATATATAGAAAATAGACTTTTAAAAAAAATGCTCTCTGAAAAAGAAATGACCATACTAAAACAAGCTGAGGAAATAGGAGAATTAAAAGCACGTATAAAAGAACTGGAGCAAAGACTGGGGAAAACTGCTGGCGATGCCAACATTGGAGGTACTGCAAATGCAGGGTAGGAGGATATGTTCCTGCGTTCACACTTGTACCACCCCAACACATGCCCTGAACCCTCTAAACAGGGCATTTATATTATTTTTTATGCGTTTTTCTCTCATTTAATGCGTTTAACGGTGATTATCAGCAACTTAAACGATTTTCAACCTATATTTTAAAGGGGTGTGTTTAGGCATTAAAGGGTATCGAATCGCCCGAAAAATGCCGATTTTTTGAAAATTTCTGTCCTTAAAGGGGGTTGAATGTATATCGCTATGTACACCCAAGTGTATGCCCAACTGTATATCCAACCCCTCAAAAAAAACGAAACGTACAAAATCCCGACCACTCCCCTACCCAGATTTAACACCCCAAAATCAGACCGAACCAAACAGCCATTTAACACCCCATTAAACACCTGTAAACACCCGCCCTGCTCACCGGATCACTCGTTCACATGTGCTGCTACCCCTCTACCCTGCCCCATTCTGCCGGCTTGCAGTAATATTGCCCCAAAACAGCCGTAAACACGCTTATTTCATGCCTTTTGCCCCATTCTGGTACATTCTACCACGCACACAAGAAAAGCGGCCACACAGCCGGAATAA